TCCTTTTATATTCTTGCTTATCTAGATGGTCTTCCGAAAGTATCTTTAGCACATTCTGTGGAATATATCCACCAAGACAGGCAGAACTAGCAATTAAATGCCCCTTATCTTCGCCTATAACATCTTCAAAATCTTCATAAAATGTTGGCACTCTGTCTATTCCTTTGTAGCTAAACATCCTATACCATGCTTTTGAGGATAATTTTCTTAGCTGTTCATGCCCTTTTGCATCTTTACCTATTAACAAAAAATGATAAAAATTAGAGATGTAATTTTCTATCTCTGTTTTCATCTCGTCTTCATCTACTAGATAGATTTCGTTCCCCAAAATAGGTTTAAAATCTTGGGGAATTTTATTGTCTTTCTTCATTTTTTGAATAGCTTTGATAAATTCCACATGTGCCGACAAACACTCGTGATCCGTTAAACCAAGGGCATTTTGCCCTAATGATGCTACATACTCTATCATGGGATTTATTTTATTGATTGAATCAAGAATTCTAATATTACTACGGTCACTATGCACATGTACATGTACAAATTGTTCTTGTTTCATATAACTATCCTTTCTTAAAATAAGACTTCATTATCTTCCACCACATTAAAATCTACAATCTCTATTTGTGGATATCCTTTATCTTCCCATGTATTAACAACAAATTTTCCTACAATATCTAATTTAACTCTACCAGCACGTTTTTTATTTAGTCCTTTGCTTTTCTTTAATATCATAGAATTATAAATTTCTTCATTAACATATTTTTTTACAAATATAATGTTATTAGCTTCAAATTTAATCAAATTCTTTTTGCTGCCAATCAGTTTAATTTTATCAGTTGATATATAAATATCAGTGATTGCAAACAATGGTTCATCTAATTGATTGCCCCATAAATCTTGCCATTTCCCTACTTGCTCTACATGTTTATTCTTTAGTCTACCTACAGGAATTTCATAATCTACTTTATATACATCTTCAATTTTTACTTTTTCAAGTATTTTATTTACTTTTTGTTTAGTAATAGAAACATTTTCTTCTTTAATTTCAAATCCAAAAGCTTCTGAATGTCCTGCTGTATAATTAAATGTTCCAAGTTCATTTAAAAAGTCTTTAAAACTAACAATAGGAAATAAACGATAATTTCTACAACTGCCGCCATACAAAATTTCTTTTTTATCCTCTTTATTATCTTTTTCTTTTTTATTTGCTTTTTTTCTGAGTAGTATTGATGGCCTTTTATAATATTCAGAAAGTTTATTAGCAACCAATCCTGTGAAATTATTGTCTAGTTCTTCCGTTACATCAACAATCAATATTCTATCTTTGTCAAGTTTATTAGATTTTATTTTTTTATTTAAATCTTCCACGCTCTTTTTTACTATCCTATCTTGTTTCCCTTTTAAACTAATACAATTTCTAACCATAGATTGTTGTAAACTTTGAATCTCAACCGGTGGTTTAGGATCTGTTTTCTTCTTTCTTCTTGGTTGATACTCTATATTCTCTTGTTCTCCTATTAATGCTCTAAATACATTAATTCTATCTTCTGTTTCACCAACCCTAACAACTGCATTTAGTAATGGTGCGATATACCACCCAATACCTTTTATTGTAACCTTACCCTGTAAACTGTAAGCTTGCTTTATAATTAACTCATGTAAAAATTCATTATGTTTTGCAAAGTGTTCTATACCTTGTTGGGTTAAAAATCGTGTTTCATAATTTCGTAAATCAACAATATCAGCAATACACCCTAATGCCAATAAATCTAAATATTTATCTGCATATTTTATATTGTGTTTCTTATCATACTCTTTTATAAATTTATATACAACCCCTGCACCTGATAATGTATTATTAGGATAATGTCCATCCATACAATTTATAACGGTTGCATATGGGTTAAGTTCATCTATAATATGATGATCTAAAATGAGAATATCAATACCTTGTTTAACCAACTCTTTACATTGTTTTAAATCATTACTCGATTATTCCATTGTTTCCAATGGCTCTGACTATTTCTTACTTATATAAAATACTTTATATAAGAATACCCTTTTCGATTTTCAAAGGCTTCGTTTCCTAAAACCTTGCCACGTATCAATAGTGACTCTACTTCCCTATTAAGGGAATAGTCGATACAGGATTTAAATAATTGCAATGTTTACTTATTATAAACTCTAGTATTTTTTCTTAGTGGTAATTCATAACTATGAAGCCATGAATATGTTTTTCCTCTGTTTATATCGGATATATTTTGATAGTGCATTTTATATTTTTGGGCAATATCTTTTATTTTTAAATTGGTATGTAATAAATCATGAATTATATTTGAAGCCCGTTGCTTATTAAAAGACAAACTCCTTATTGGGTATTTTATTTTGGCATTATATCGTATTAATCCATTATTAATTCTTTCAATTGTACCGTCATCTACATTAAACATTTTTGATATATCGACAAGAGTATGGGTACTTGCTTGTAGTAACTGAACAATCTTTTGATAATCTTCTTCAGATAATGTTGCTCCGATATTGTCGTCCCCATAATGAACAGGTGGATTTTCCCCTCCATTAGTTAGATTATACCCAAATTTAGAGTTATTACTTTGATATAATTTTATAAAATACTTTTCCTTTTCTTGCCAGTCGTCTGTTTCCTTCAACTCATAAATGCTTTCCATCTTAAAAACTTCTTTGCCATAATGCACAATCGCTTTATGTAAATAAGTACTACACCTGTTTTCAGCTTCCCATTTGTGTTGATATAGTCTTTTTTGCAATTTTTGTGAGGTGTATCCGATATATATTTTATTGTTTATTATATTAGTTATTTTATAAATACATGCTATTTGCATCACCTTGTTTTATTTTTAGTCATTGCAATTATTTATTTCCCACGAGATTGCCATATCATTTTTGACTTAGGTTCCCTCGTTAGCTATCTAGCGATAACCCCTTACGATAATAAGGAAAAGGTATTTTCAGGCAATAATTTTACCTGCATCAGGAACTATTAAAAGATTATATTCGTATTTTGCTAATTCTTTTAAAATAATCCCATGTTTTTTCTTTTCATTCATAGAGTAGGCTATGTTTATATTCGGATTTATATCTTTTATGTAAAGATACATCATGCCTGCAGAAGTTATACCGTCTGCATCTACGTCAATTAATATGTGTATTTTACTATTATTTCTTATGTGCTTATGTAATAATTCTAAGCCTTCTCTCATATTTTTGAATAACATTCCATTATGTACTTCATTCTCAGTTAAGTTTAATAATCTATCTGGCTCTGTAACATCTCTATTTACTAATAATGTTTCTAGTAAATCTTCTTCATGAATAAAATCATATCCTGTATTTAATGATATAAACTTCAATCAATCATCTCTCCAATTTCATTCAAATTTTCTATTAAATATCTTTCTTTATACAATTCCTCAAATACTTCTTTCCCTTTATCGGTAGGAGAATCTTTGTATTCTAACGAGCTATCCCAGCACATTATAATATAAACATTACAATAATTTATAAATAAACTAGCAACCTTTAATAATTTCTTTAAATATGCAATATACTCTCTATGTTCAATCGTATTCTTATATTTTTCATCTATATATTCAATTTGATATTGTTTATCATAAGCAATCATCATGTTTTCAATTCCCTGATCTAACAATAAATCTCTTTGATATAATGACACATTCATACCTTGTGAAGCAACTGCATTATTATATTTTTGCCCATAAAAACTACCAAATTGATAAACGCTTTTTTCTGCTTCAAATAAAATGGCAGTCTTACTATACCTAATTGCTTTTTGATTTTGATATAAACCATATAAACTAAATCCCACTGGGTATTTATATGTTAACCCTTGTATAGTAATAGGGATATATTTTTTACCAGCATCTACTTCATGCTTCAGAAAGTTACGACTTTTAATACCAATCAATCTGCCATTGACATCATAGTGTGGAATAACAGCCTTCATCTGATTAAAATAAAATTTAACGTTGAAGTGTTTTAAAACTTCTTCACTAATACCCTCTTGCATCCATGAACTAGGGTAATAATCATCAAATATACTAAGAATATGTTTATTATAAGATGGAAGTTGTATCTTTGTTTTGATGGGCGTATATAAGTGCCTTTTTATAAAATCTAACTCGTCTTTTATTTGACTTGTTCTTTTGCCTAACCCTATCTTTCTTTTATGTATTTTTATTCCTTTGAAATTAGCTACATATGTAAAAGTTTCCCAAAAACTCCACCCATTTATATTCATTAATACATTAAAGAGGCTCATTGAACCGCATTCTGTATAACACATAAAGAATTTGCTATCAGCAAAACAATGAAGTTTATATTTATCTGTGCCATGACATACTGTAGTAAAATATAAGTTTCCTGCACTATCTTTTTTGGGTAGTTTACTTCCCATTTCTAACATTATCTTTGTAATATCATCTAGAGATACTTCTTCAAGCAAATCTTCTGCGGTAATCAATCTGTCACCACCTTAAAACACAATCATTTTATCGTCCTGAACTTCAATTTTTGTTGGGTTTACATTTACTAATTTATAATCTTTGTCTGTGCAAAACATATCTACATATTCCATAGTACCTAAATCTTGATATCCCCAGACTTTAATATCTTTATGTTGCTGTATTCCACCTCTAAGTTTATAAAATGAATGACATATGTTTGGAGTTTTATATCTTACAATCCCTTTTCTTGTTACGATAGCGTCAATTTTCCCTAATTCTTTTTTTGTTGGTTCAAAAACAACTACACCTACATCTGCTTTGTTAGGTAGTGATCTAGCACCTTTTACAGCTCTCTGGTCACGTATTCCATCTCGCCTTGCCTCATCTGTTGTTTGGGTGAAAGCCATCATAAAAACATCAATATCTTCTGCAATATTTTTTAAGTTAGTTGATAAATCAAGAAGAACTTGGTCTTCTCTTACACCCATTCCTTTGGTATTGTTTGTGTACTCTCCTATTAAACTAGGATTTAATTCTATATAATCCAACCCCACAGCAACAATGTCATGTTGTTTTTTATAGTCTTCTATGGTTTTCCATAGATATGAAACACTAAAATTAGGATTATGCTCTTGATAAAGTTGGGTGTTTTGCAATATTTCTATTGCCTTTTTTATACGATTATCTTCCTCTTTAGTAAGTGTACAGTCCTTAATTTTAATTTCCTCTACCCCACTAATAAAAGCCCACATCATAGGTTCTATTTCTTCGTATAAGTCCATTTCTGTACCTATATACAAAGCACAATTATTTACACCATTCGGATTTTTTATAAAATCCTTCTTCTCAAAATCCCATATATAAGGTGCAGTTGCATTTAATAGTCGCTTAATTGCTATACGACTCTTTCCACTGTTGCCAGTTATGAATATTTTGTCTCCTCTTCTTAACACCAACATTCCTGAAGGGACAGTGAAACAATATTTGTAGCCATCTAAAGTTTTATATTTTTGTATTCCTACTTTCTTTTTATTGTTGAAAATCCCTATCAGTGGTCGCTGAGAAGATATAATTACAACATAATCTATGCTTTTAGTAGTGTAAATCTTCCCGTCTATTTCACGTTGTCTACCTACTCTATTGTACGTCATGATTGTAGCTCTTTGACCAAGAGAGGAGAATACAAACTGTACAAAATCCGCAGACTCTTTAACAGTTGTACAGAAACATCTCCTATTATTTGTACAGCCATCCCAATGCAAAACCTCATCAGCAATAATTTCTAACTGTTTTTTGTTGCACTTATACCAATAAGGTGTGTAACTTCTTTCAATTCTGGGTGCTTTAAAAATATACATTTGATAACCATTTAAAGGCTTTCTTTTTTCATATTCTATATTCGCATCGTGCAATATTTTTTCAAGCCTTTCCTTTTTTCTAGCTTTTTTTAAGTTAACTTTACATATATCCCTATCCTTATACTCATGCACAAAGCTTCCATCGGCTATTATTGCAACCATCACTCTAATTTGTTCATCAGATAAATCAATACCTTCGCCATCATACTTAAAAGTGGTTATAATTTTCCCTTTATGACCCCCTTTTAGTTGATTATGTTTGTCTTTGAACTGCTTAAAAGGCTCTTTGACTAATTCCATGTTCTGGAGGTTTCTGTCATTTATGTACACTATATCATGTTCATCAGACAAGCATTGATTTATGCCACGCTCCGTTTTAAAATGCCATAAATATTCTGCTGGGTGTTTGTGATATTCTAGTGGATTTACTAATTCAGCAGTGCCATCCTTATTGTATTGCAATACTTTATCATTATTTTTATAATTTGATATTTTTACCCATTGAAACCCATTAAAATATTCTGTATCACAATCTACACAGCCACTGTCTCTAGTCTCTAAATAAAATTTCTTCTTTTGCATGGCTCTGGTAATTGTATTTAAATATTCGCTTTCCAGTCCCAATCCATAAGATGGCGAATCTTTCATTTTTAAATATAGAGCTTCTGCATCCTCTCCTGCCTTTCTTGATTCACTGTCATTTTTGACTACAAAATTCTTCTTGGCTAATAGTATTTTTTTATCGCATAAATTGACAATGTCTTCAATTGTCATATTTTCAAATTTTTCCTGTTGCTGTTGTCTCTTTACAGGGTCTATCTCATCAATATTTAATATATCTGAAATATTTATTCCTTGTTCTAAATAACTTCTCAATAAAGACATTTTTTTAACTTTATTATAATAATATGTATAATTAGGAGAATTTGCATCTTGTAATATGCCATGTAACCATTCAGTGTTTTCATTGTTATCAAATATTTTTTTATAGCTAATGGGATTTGTAGATGCTAAATATCCCTCTATCTCACCTATTGTAATTTCTTTAATGTCTTGATTTGCTAAATTATAAATACAAATAAAAATTACTTCATGCAACCCACTAGAGAAATCCTTTTCACTTAAAGAATAGTCTTGATTTTGTACTCTGTGTGGCTCTTTCATAAGTATTCCTAATACCTGACAAGCTGAACGCTTATCATAATATTTTTTAATGAATTTAGGATTAATCACCCACTTCTCACTCCCAATCAATACTGTCTAAAGATATTTGCCTTTGCTTTTTTAGTTCTTTTATATCAATGTTTTTTATTTTTACTGTGTTTACTTGTTCATCTATTTCAAAGTCTTTTAGATGCTTTTTCACAGTTAGAATATCTATGTAATATTGTTTAGCTCTATCATAATAATATGGGATGATCCCTAATCCTGTATTTTCTTTAACTTCATTTTCTAAAATTTCATAATAGTATTTTAATGTTAAATACATGCCTGTGTTAGTATAATTATAATTTTCTCTAAAGTTTTGTATTTGTTTAAACATCATACCGGTTAAAACGTCTATATTATATAAATCACATATGTATTCAAATAATTCATCCCAACCATCTTTATTTCTATTTCTTTCTTTTTCTCTTTTTTCTCCACACTCTACACAATAATAGCGCGTATCTATCTTTTTTGTATTTTCTTTATCATTCATTGTCCCACATACAGGGCATTTTACTTGTTTACTTTTTTTGGTCATTATACCACCTTAGAATAATAAAGGGGCAAAATATAACCCCTTTATTATTTTTGTAATTTAAACTATTCTTCTTCGTTTTCTTCTTCAGTTTCATTAAGCGTGTCTTGAAAATCATCTATCATATCTTTAAGATCTTCTCTAATGCAGATAAGAGGTTCAATCTGTTTAGGTGAGGTGTCGCTAATTCTAACACCCTCCCCAAGATACTCTTCTGTGATTGCTTCGTATTCATTTAAAATATTTAACTCTTTCATTTCATCGTATAATTCTTTAATTTGTTTTAAAAGAGTGGGATGGTCTACATCTTCTCCTGCATATATTTCCTGTTGCTCCTCAAAAGTTACCCCATCTTCACCTTCTTCTTCCAGTTGTTTCTTTATGCCATCAACAATTGCTTTTTCAAATGCTTCAGCAGTAAATTCTTCAATGCTGTCTTTTACATAGGGAAATCTTGATCTAGCAAAATATTCATCAGTCTCTACAAAATATGCAGATGAAAGAATTTCTTCTCCCTTTTCATCTACTCCATTAGACTCTACATAAGCGACAATATCTGCATTATCAACAATGGGGGCAACACAACGTTTGTCGCCTTTAGGATAAATTTGGTTTTTACTCTTTTTATTGCCACCTATATCAGCATGACCTATAAAAATTACAGTGTACCCAAGATTTAATAATTTATCAATCTCTGTCCAAAACTCTTTTTCATATTGAGCCCAAGCACCATACCCCTGTCTCGCATCCGCTATATCAAAAGCATCATACTTTCCTTCTATGTATCTTTGACAATAGAATCCCGACCTTTCAAAACCATCCAACATAAGCGTAATCTGTTCTCCTGCTTGTAAGGCTTTCATAAACTTCCTTGAAGATAACTTTTTAATATTCCTTTTTGTGTCAGCCCAATTTGCATTTTGTAATACTAATGCACCAGAAATAGCGTTCATGCCTTTTTCAAATGGCATAAAAACCGGATTTTTAAACCTAGCCGCTTGTCGCGACTTACCAACATTATTACCCCCATAAATAACAATGCTTTTTCCTCTTAAGTCTGGTGATATTTTACTGATTTTAGCTGTAGAACCAAACACATCACCAAATAAATTAGCAACATCTTGTGATAATACCGTATCTTGTGATAATGCCATATTATCTATCAATCCCCTTTTTTATTTTTATTTTTTTAATCTAGTGACTTACTCTAAAATGGAATATCATCTTCATCAAATTCAACATCATCATTCGTTTTATTGTTTCTATTCGCTTTAATTTTATTGCGTATTTTATTAAACTTAGAACCTCTTTTATTCCCTTTACTTTCTGATTCCTCTGCTTTATTCTCCACTTCTTGTTTTTTCTCTTCTCTTACATTTCTAGCTAGTTTAATGGTGTCAATATCATACTCATCGTCACCTTCAATAAAATCAGCCCCTATTGCCATTAAATCATGAACATAAGTTCTTTTTTCTTCAACTTTTGCTCTGCCCAATCCACCGCCTTTAGATATTTTTTCAATGATAGTCCGATAATCAATATCTCCCCAAAAATTTACAGTGGTATCAGGGTCAACATTATCTCGAATATCTTCAGCAAAATCATATTCTCCCTCTTCATCATTTACAACTCCAACTTTAATTTCCAAAGGAATTACTGAACCACCGTATACAGGACACCACCCTTTAACAATTACCCTTCCAGTTTCTTCATCGTTCTTGTCTAACTCTTCTTCAACAGATTCTACAAAAACTTCTACATCGAAAGTAGCTTTATAATCTTCTGGTTCAATATTATTATCAATTGTAATATTCCCAAATCCAAGATCAACGCCTACCCTTGCAACAACTTCTGTTGCATTTTCAGGCTTATACATTTCTTCTCTAAATTGTGGAGTAAATCCATCATTGCCCCATAGTCTGACTTTAACAGCCTCTTCCTCTGGTACTTCTGCCAATGTCTTTAGTTCACCATCTTGAATCTTCTTTAGATTCTCATAGGCTTTTTTAACTTTGCCTTTGGAATTAGTTTCGGTTACAAATACTTTAACTGTGACTTCGGTAAATTCTCCTGCTTTTATAACCAAAGAGCCATTGATATATTTATCACCGTTCTCTGTTTTACCTGTTCCTAGTTTATGTTCTTTAACTACACCAGTAACTTCAACCTTGTTTAATGCTTGTCGCAATTCTTGACTTGACATATGTATAACATTCCTCCAATTTTTTATTTTATTGTTTTATTGATATGTAACATTAATAATGTTCTTGCTATTCCTCTTCTTCTTCATAATCTTCAATATCCAATTTAGTTGAATCTGCAATGCTAATAGTAATTATCTTATCCATAAAAATTTTAAAGTCATCTAAACTCAATACTTCAACAACACCAGATTTTTCATCTTCTATATGCATCCCATCGTCATCTAATGCTACCAATATTCCTTTTGCTTTAAGTCTATTTTTTATTTCCTGTTCTTTAGTAATCAAATAATTTTCCTCCTTTCTCTTAATAATTGTTTTTTTTATTTATTTTTTATTTTTACAATTATAATTATATTAGTAATCTATCGAGATGTCAAGAACAAATTTCCTAACTCTTATTTATTTCTCCTTTCCTGAAATTTGAACCAAATTTGTTTTTCATCATGTTTTTATAAGAATCCCTATATATCGGGGTTTGTTGATGGTGTTTAATCCTTATGTAATGGGGTTTTTACTTAATATGAGTA